TCCGCGTCCCGGACCTCGACGGAGAGGGTGACCACGTCGCCGACGTCGATCATGGGCGGTCCTCTCGTCGATGGGGGTGGGTCAGATGGTCGAGGTCAGGCGGTGTAGCCGCGCAGCGCGAGCTGCTCGTCGACCTGGGCGACGCGGTCGTCGAGGCCGCGCACGACGTAGCCGCGGCGCTCCTCGAGCAGGGCGTCGATGTAGGGGTCGCGCTCGGCAGCGGCGCCGTGCGCCGCTGCGCGCTTCTCGGCCGCGCGCCGCTGGTCCGCGGTGAAGCCCTCCGGGTCGGCGTCGCCGGCGGCCTCGATGACCTCGGGCTCGACGGCCTCGACGGTCTCGACGGTCTCGGTGCTGGTGCTGCGTCGGGGCATGGTCGCTCCTGGGGGTGAGGGATGGGGCTGGCGGATCGCCCCCCTGCCCCGGAGGTCGTCCGGGGCAGGAGAGCCAGCCGTCAGAACGACGGGGTGACGAGGCCGGTGCCGTTGACCTTCTGCGCGTGGGTGACGCGCGTGAAGAGGTAGGCGAAGTACGCGTAGACCACCAGGTCGATGCCCAGGGACTTCGCGTTGGTCTGCTCCGCACGGATGAGCAGCGGAGCGTTCGGGTCCTCCCACAGGTGGGACTCGGTCTGCGAGACGAAGTAGATCTCGTCCTCGTTGGTACCGGCGCCGAGGTTGGTGGCGATGTTGTTGTCGACGATCGCCGGGACCCCCGACGGCAGGACGCCGCGGAAGCCGTTGCCGTAGCGCTCGGCGTAGTTCACGCCGGCGTTCTGGGCGGCCGCCCCAGGCTGGCCGAACAGCGGCCAGGTCGAGGTCAGCTGCGACTGCAGCCAGTACCAGCGGCGCGAGTGCATGACCGCGATGACGTCGCCGGGGTGGGCGTTGAGCATCGCGGCCTCGACCGCCGCGGGGCCGGCGAGCAGCTTCGGGTACAGCTCGGCGGCCGTGGGGCTGGCGTCGGTGTACGCGATCGCCGTGGCGACGTTGGTCAGGCCGGTGGAGGCCCGGTTGAGGATGAGGCTGTCGAGGTTCGCCCGCTGCGCGGAGATGAGGTCCTCGATGATGGTGTCCTCGACACCGACGCCCCGCTCGGAGGCCTGGCGCGAGACGGTCTGCGAGCCGGCCGAGGTGAGGATCGGCGCGGAGAGCAGGGTGTCGTCGGCGTTGGTCTCCGACACCGAGCTGTTCTCCGAGGTCTGCTCGGCCGCGGTCGTGCCCGTGGTGAGCTTGCCGATGTAGGCGGTCATGCCGACCTCGGGGAGGTCGTGGTGGCGCATGGCGTCGGCCAGCGGCCGGTCCGCGCGCGGGTAGCCTCCGAACTCGGCGACCAGGTACGTCGGGACGACGATGCCGGTGAAGGCGCCGGAGCCGACGGCCCGCTCGAGCACCGCGCTGACGGCGTCGCCGCGCTCGACGCGCTCCTCGGCCATGTGCCGGTCGAGGCGGGCGCGGGCGTCGGAGTTGCCGAGGTGGGACGCGATGACGTCGGTGGCGAAGCGCACGCCGCGGCGGTCGGTGTCGGGGCGGTAGGTGCGCTCCTCGGTGCCCACGCGGGCCACGCCGTCGTAGGCGGGTCGGGCGCCGGTGTCGGTGCGCTGCGCCGACAGGGCGAGGACCTCGGCCTCCCGGGCGATCTCCGCCTCGAGGTTGGTGACCTCGGTGCGGGCCTGGTCGACGTCGGAGTCGAGGGCGTCGCGGCGCGCGATGGCGTTCTCGACGATCTCGGGGGTGATGGTGGCGTCGGTGGAGACCGACGCGCGCAGGGCCATGAGGGCGTCCTGGGCGGCCTGGCGCTCGGTGAGCCTGGCGGTCAGCGCCTCACGGGCCGCGGTGAGCATCTGCTCGAGGGTCATCGTCGTGACCTTCCTGGTGCGGGATGGATGGTGGGGTGCCGGCCGTCAGGTGCGAGGCGGTGCGCCGCAGGCGACGGGCGTGGCGGTGACCCCGTCGCCCGGTGGGCGCGGGGAGTCTGGGGTGGGTCAGCGGGCGATGGCCAGGTCGAGCAGCATGCGCATGCGCTCGGCCTCGGGGCGCTCGTCGGAGCGGAGCCCGGAGCCCGCGGTGTAGGGGTTGGCGCCGTAGCCGACGATGGCCACGTCGCCGCGGTGGATGTCGACGGTCTCGATCCGGAACTCCATGTAGTCCGGGGACCACTGGCCGGCGGTGATGCGGAACTTGAACGACATCTCGTCGATGAGGCCGCTGCGCAGCTTGGGGGCGATGTAGGCCACGTCGGCGTCGGTGGGGTCCAGGTCGGCCTCGACGCGCAGGCCGCGCTCGTCGACGGCCAGGGTGAGGGTGCCGTTGGTGGTGCGCGCGATTCGGCGCAGGCTGTCGTGGGCCAGGACGAACGGCACGTCGAGGCCCTCCTGGGCCAGCGTGGCGTCGAAGGCCGTGGCGGAGACGACCTCGGTGTAGGGGCCGAAGAAGTCGTACATCTCGTAGCCGGTCTCGGTGACCGAGGCATGGCCGAGGAACGACAGGCGACCCGAGCCGTCCTCGGCGGCGCGCTCGACGAGCTCGATGCCGGCCACGGACGCACGCACGATCGCCGGGGACGATGCGTCCTCGGCGCAGCGGCGCCGCTGCGGACGGTCGGCGGGGGCGCGCACGGCAGCCGCGCGGGCGGCGGCGGCCTCTCGCAGCAGAGTGCTCATGGCTTGGGCGTCCCTTCCGGGGTGGGGGTCCTGGGCTGACCGAACAGGCGGTCGAACTCAGCGATCTGGGTGTCGGTCAGCGGCGGCAGGTTGTCGAGCTCACGAGCCTCGGACGGGGCCAGCGTGCGGCCGGCGACGCGGGCGAGGATCGTGCGCTCGCGCGTCTCGGGGTCCATGCGCAGCAGCGCGTCGGAGTTCAGCTTCACCCGCCGCGGCTTCGGCGTTGCCGAGGACAGGGCGACCTCGCGGCGCACGATCGCGGGCCCGAGGTTCATGATGAGCAGCTGCAGGTTCCGCTGCGTGATGTTGGCGTAGGTCACCGACTGCCCCGACACCGCGGCGTCGATCAGGTCAGCGGGCGAGCCGAGGAAGCGGGCCACGTCGGGGATGCCTGCGGACATCTGGTCGAGCCATCCGGCGTCGGCGGCGGCCGCGGTCGACGGGGTGTACTCCCAGTCGTTGCCGGACACGAAGACGTCGCGGCCGAGGATCGCGGTCTTGAACCGGCCCTTGATCGTCGCGGCCTCCGTGGCCTCGACGGTCTTCTGGGTGTTCTTCAGGTGCCCGCTGGGGCCGGCGCCGTTGAGGAACCAGTCGAGCGCGAACTGCTGCGCCGACAGGTAGCCGCCGATGCTCATGGCCGCGTAGCTGATCGGCGACAGGCCCACCGGCAGGCCCGCGACGGTGAACTGCCGCTCGTGCCAGACGTCCTGCGGCTCGTAGACCTTGCGGCCGAAGCGGTACTCGACGACCTCCGCGCCGACGATCTTCACGCCGGTGTCACTGGCGGGCACCAGGTCGACGCGGGCGGGCAGGCCCTGGCCGTCGCGCTGGGAGATGATCCCGAAGGCGTTGCCGTAGCGGTCGAGATCGACCTGCGAGGAGTAGAGCCACTCGGTGATGTGAACCTTCGGCCCGCCCGGGTACTCGAGGAACGACGACTTCGGCACCTCGACGTCGACCCCGCCGACCTTTCGGTAGAGGTCGACCGGCATCGTCGAGATCAGGTCGCCGCGCAGCCGCAGGCACGCCCAGACCGCCGAGTGCCGCATGGCCGAGTCACCCGTGATCGGCGCCGAGTACCGACCCTGGGACCGAGACGGCACGCCGGCGTCGACGAGGGTCGTCGAGCGCTTGCTGAACAGCAGCGACATCAGCCCTCCTCGACGCGGTGTGGCTCACGGGAGAGCACGTAGGCGGCGCCCAGCAGGACGCCGGCGGCCAGCGCTGCACCCAGCGGCGGCCAGACCGACCAGCCGGCCATGCCCGCGGCCGCGGCCAGCAGCAGGATCGCGGCGACCTCGAGGGCCGCGCTCACGAGCTCGCGCACGTCGCCTCCCGGGGCGGTCAGTAGAACGACGACAGGACGTCGTAGTCGGGCTCGCCACGC